CCTGAAGGGCCTTTAGCCGTTCCTCAATCCGAACAATGTTGCTATCCTCGCTCCTCCTGCGTTCCGTCATCATGTCTCCTGTCTACTGTGCGGTGACCTGAATCATCCGCCAGTGCGATGTGCCGATGGCCTCCAGGAACACCCCAGGCCCGCCAGAATCCGCACCGGCTGCATGATACACCCCGCTGAAATTCAGAGTGGATGGAGTGGGATCAACCAGAAAATCGCGCGTCGCAACGAGGTCCCCGTCAATGTACATGTCCGCGATGTGGTCGTTGAACTCGACCCCCAGTGACCACACAGAATCTTGTCCGACGGGGATCATCTTGCCGGTATTGGTGATCATTCCGGTACCGTCGTTAGTGGCCGTGCTAAGCACGCGCCATTGCGCGCCTAGAGATGGCACAATCTGGAAAAACAACACGCCTTCCGTGGAGGTCCCAACCACGGCCATCTCATCTGTTGGATGAACGTTGTCGAGTGAGCCCCGAAATGAAAATCCGCACTGGGCGATGGATGAGCCAAAAGCGAAGGTGGATTTTATTCCAATGACATCCTCCCATGTCCACCTATCCCCGATCACGAATTTTATGATTGATAGGGCTCCAAAAAGGTTGCCCGTCCAAAATCGCGTGAATAGACCATGCTGCGTTGTGATCCCAGAGGCGATCAATCCGCCATCCCAGAGGCCCGTGCTGCCGTACTCTCCGGTCTGTGCATAGCTCTCGCGCTCGCCGAATACTTTCACTCGCGAGGAGACCTCGGACAAGACCTCTATCGAGTCAGAGAGCGCCTGAATCGTGCGTGCCGTATGTGTCAGGCGAACGATTGCGCCCGTCGCGTGACCGGCGGCGGCGGTGCCTTGCTGTGCGCGCAACACGGAGAGAACCCCCGCCGATGGCAGCCCCGTGACGCGCATGATCTCGGTGTCGACGGACACGTCGTAGGGGGGCAGGATCGCGCTGAACAGGCCCCACCCAGTGAGGTCCACGGATAGCGTGCTGTCGCTGGTCGTGACAGGCGCTGCGAGCGGGGAGACGATAAAGTTCCCCACAGGGTCGAGTAGCCCGATCAATGACAATGGCGTTTTCATTCTATCGTATACGTGATCCCAACAATCTTGGATATGCCAATCTTTTTTGCCACGGCCTCCAGCGTCCTCGTCTTGATCGTAAAAAGAAGTGTGCTCGTCAGCGCGATAGTAGTGACCTCGGCCACCACGACACCGTTGATCGAATAGGTATATCCGCCGCTGCCGTCATGCTCGACACGGAATCTCATCGGCGCATCATTTGTCCACACGACCCCTGTCGGAATGATCGTGTGCGTAGTGCCAGTAGAAAAAATGGCCTGCCACGAGGTGTCCCCTGCCGAAGAAGAATGTCTGAAACATGCGCCTTCCACTGGGGTGTCAGAGGCGATGGGATCGGACCGTGGACACCCCACCCACGTGCGCTGTAGGAGTGGCGATGATCCCGTCAAAACCGAAGTCTCAAACACCCACGGAAAGGCGTTAAATCCGGAATCAAGAGTAGTGGATAAAATCCCCGCGTCAGAATTGATCGTGGCGGCAGAAAGATGGGAGATATACGCTCCGGTATCTGGGACCGTGACAAATGTGCGGGTCCCAACCAGTCCGATTGCCCCCGCAACCACTACCCCAGATTCATTATAGGTCGTGCTCCCACCAAGCGCCTGATAAAAAAATACCTTCCGATTTGCCGAACTGAAATTCTTGATCGTGTCCTGCAAGTCCGTAATCATCTTGGCCGTGACGCCGTAGACCATCCGACTCCCCAATGGATGTGGCGCGGCAAGCGTGCCCTCCTGTGCCCGCAACACGACGAGTATGTCTGGCGCAGTGTACCCAGTGACCCTGATGATCTCTCTGTCTGGGTCGTCCACCGGATCACGGTGTGTGTTGCGATCCCACCAGGACATGTTGAACCCGCCGTCTGGCAAGCGCGCTGAGATGTCGGCCCAGTCCAGGAGATCGATCTGGACGGTCGTATCACTGGAGATAGCCGGTGCAGTCGTGTCGGCAGAAATGAAATTGGCGATAGGGTCAATGCTCAAGCGACTCTCCCTCTCACGTGCCGTGACAAATCAAACTCACGACGCCAGTATCCGTGCCGGACGAGCTGACCACCGTCACTGCTGTGGCGCTCGTCCGAGTCACAGACATGCCAAAGGTCCCTGTTTGGCGGCTCACAGTGCAGACATAGCTTGTGCTCGTGGAATAGGAGATCGCCAGCGTGCAATCGGATGGCGCTACGCCATCCAGCGTGCATTGCCCGCTCTGAATATTCTGCGATGTCTGGACGGTGCGCCTGATCGCGTCCGAGCCGGTCACGCTCAGGGCAGTCCCCGTGAACTCTATCGCTCCGACCTCTGGCGTCGTCATGTTTGTGCCGGACGTAAGTTTCAGCGGGGCCGAGGATGCAGTGGCTGTGCCTGCCGGTAGCTGGAGTGCAGCGGTCGGAGACGCTACCCCGATGCCGACAGCGCCAGACAAAACAGGCGAGGCGGAAAAAACTAAATTTGAGGTGAGACCACCGGTCGTGCCGCTTGCCGATGAAAGAAAATTTAGCTGCGTGCCGGTGGTCGTCACCGTGGTGGCACCGAGCGTGAATGGTGACGTTACCGCTGAGGCTGGCCCACCGCCCCCGCCACCGGCCCCACCGCTAAAGAAATTGGCCGCCGTGGACTCGTGCCCCAAATCAAGAATAAACGTCCACACCAACACCGAAATGATCAGCATCAATGAGACAACGACCCGCTTCATCCATTTGCGCCGCATCGCTAGACCCTCCCCTATTTTCTGGCCTCGGATAATATCTCAACCCCGTCTCCAGCCGTGCCAACCACCGAAATCGCGCGAGTGTCCGTTACGGCAAGCACCACTCCCTCCCCTGCGGCTAACGTAAAGTTCTCATCCGCTGTTTTTCCGATCCGTACCGTCGCCGCGTTTGCGCTCTTGGCTCTGACGATCACGGATGCGCCATCCGGGACGAACTGCGATGGCAACGCCTGAGATACGCCAGTGGCAGCAATGGTGACAGTCTGGCTGGCAATAGCTGGCTGCCCGTCAGCCATGACAAACCGCGCCAACAGCATCATCGCAATCATGACCCCGATAATCAATATCCATCTATTCATTTTCCCCTCCCTCAAATTACCTGCTCGATGAAATAGGCTCCGCCCCTGCCTGCCCCCCCTACTGCTCCGGCGGCGTCTCCGCCGCCAGCTCCTCCAGCCCCGCCAGAGGCGCTGGCCTTCGGCGTCCCGGACACGATCCGAGAACGCACGTAGACTACGCCGCCACCACCGCCGCCGCCGCCACCACCATTGTTGGATGGGGCATTCAATCCGTTCGCGCCATCGCAGTTGATTTTGTGCGTTGCATCCGAATCCCACACCACGGCATCTGCCACGATGTAAATGCCACCCCCCGCCTGCCCACCGTTCCCGCCCAGATCGCTGCCCTGGAACGATCCCGCGCCACCGCCGCCCCCAATGGCAATCACTCCGTGGAGCAGGTTGAGTAGCGAGTACATGCCCTGCTCCACGGTTGACGCCGCTCCATCGCCCCCCGCCTCGTTGCCAGGAGACCCGACACCAGGAGCCCCACCCGCGTTGGAGTATCCGTCATTTGCGATCCCCCCTCCAGCTCCGGCATTGAGGGGACTATCCGTGTCCTGCCCGCCTCCGCCGCCCGCCCCACCAAAAGTCCCCCCACTCCCGTTCGCACTGCCACCAGATATGCCACCTGTGTCGCCCAGGACGCGCACCTGCGCGTTAATCGTCAGAGTGCCACTGATGTATAGGACGATCCATCCTGTGACCGTCAGAAGAGCGTTGATGGTCAGGTCGTGGTAGTAGTGTATCTTGCGACTCAGGGCGGTTGGAACGCTGAACGTTTCGTCTGGAGGCGTCCCCTCCGGAACCAGGACGCTGTTTGTCCAGATGACTCCTGGCGCTCCAGCGGGGATGCGTATCTCTACCCACACCACGCCGTCGTCATAAAATTGCTGGAGGGTATCCGTGGCGTAGTATTTTCTGCCTCTCACGCCTGCCGTAGGAATGGCCGCCAAGAGCCCGACGAAGCCGCGACCACTCCCCTCCTTGTGCCCGCTCCCCGCTGGCAATGGGGGCAGGGCCGTAACAATCGGATGGTCGTGATTAAAATCTTGCTTTAGGGCTCCTGTCTTGTAGGCTGTGAGCCCTGCGGGAACGCTGTCTATCTCCAGGTCGATATTGTCGTACACCTCCTGGAGCTCATCGTTGCCGACGATGGTGCCTAAAGTATTGCTGCCATCATCGTCCACCCATGTTGATCGCGTTACGCTCATTCAGCACACTCCTATGGTCGTCGGGTCCGCATCGTTTGTACGCGCTAGAGCCACGGTGGGCAGCAATAGCTCCTGCGCTGTCAGCTCCTGCACCTCCGACTTGGCGGTCTTCTGCGCGAGCACCTGCAACAGGTCAAAATACATGTCATGATGCGAGGACGTAAACGATACCTGATAGCCCAGTCTGCCTTGCGCAATGTATTTTGTCCTGACGTGGTAGACGTACACTGTGCGCTCAATATCCCTGTCCAGCAGAGAGAGATGCAGCGCATCCCCAACGCGGAACTGTAGCAGGTGCGTGTTGAATGATCCCCTCACTATCGGCTCTGAATACTGCATCAGTTCTGCTCGCGCCCGATTGCACGCCGTCTCTTCGTCGGTCAGTCCCGCACCATCCACCATCGCGTCATATATTCCGTCCGTGCCATCCCGCGCAACCTGATGTGTCACCGCGTTGGCGTCCTGCGCCGAGGTAATGATCGGCACGTAGTATTGGTACGTCACCTCCAGAGACTCGGTGCCCGCCGACAGCGGATAGAGCGGTGACGGACGGATATTTTTTTCGGAGAAATTCACGATCCATTTTGGGTCCGCAACACCAATCCCCTCCCCTGCGTCGTCCACCTGGATGCCTTCGTACCCAATCGTTTCGGGCAAGCCGCCAGCAAGGATTGTTATCCCCACCGGAGCGTAAAGTAGCGATACCGTTTTCAAACTCCCCAGTCGCGTGTCGGATGGCAATATCTCCGTCAAGGGATCGGATAATCTCTGCGCCCCGCGAACGAACACACGGGTACGTAGCTGCGCGCCATCCTCCTCGATAACCAGGCCATCATAGTTCATCGCGCCGTCAGTAATGGACTGTGCCGATCCCTGTGTCTCGCTGTCTGTCAGGCGTATTTTCCCAGAATAATCGAGATACCAAAACAGGTATGATGCCTCGCAGATTTTCTTGATTGCGTCTCCAGCCCGCTCGTAGTCCACGTCCCATACGGGGAAAATGATGTCACGCCCTGCCCCGGATATGGCCGGAACAACTGTGAGCGGTAGACCGCCAGGTCCCGTCGTTTGCGTGGCAATGTCGGCCACGATCTGAGACACGCTCATGTTCTCATACTTTTTTCGGACCAGTCTCCGATTCATCGCGTGGAATGCGTTGGCGCACCCGACCCTCCATTCTAGCCCCGCCACGTCGTCGGACACGCCTCGGCCAATTCTCGATGTCGAGACGGAGATGATCGATCCACGGAAAATAAAATTATCCGGTGCTCCGTAAGAGATGTCAACAGACTGGAACAGGGTCGGGCGCACTCCACCAAAATTGCAGATCACGGGCGCATTCCCTGCGCCACTCACGAGCACTTTCCCTTGCATCGAGAACGATGCCGTCCACGCCTGGGAGGTCGAGTATTCATCGATAGAAAGAGAGTCCCGCTTGATGAACGGCGTCAAGAACACACCGTTGATGCGATAGTAGAGGACGAGATGATGAAAATGTTTGGATCGAAAATTGTTCGACCGCATCACACCCGATCTGGCTTCCGGTCCAGGCATTTTTACGCTCTGTTATACGTCCTCATCTTCCGCATGATGGCGTCACCGACTCGTTCGGCCACGTCGTCCAGGTCGCGCTCGGACGAAATCGTGTTGCCGGTGATCGTCACAGATATATTTGTTGCGCCAATCGCGCCCAGTCCACGGCTAAGAGGAATCACGGCCTCTGGCCCCGCCTCTCCGATGCGCGCGAAGGTCTCACGTGTCACGATGCCGCCCTCCGCAAGCGAGGCATATCCTTTCGCCGAGGACACGGCGGATCGCTGCACGGCTGCGATAGCTGCCACTAGCCCTGCGGCCACGAGCAGGCTCACCCCGAACGTTTGTATTGCCGCGCCAAATCCGGCCATCTTTGCCTTGGCCCCCTCCAGCACTGCGGCAATGGCAAGCTCTGCCGCGAACTGTCTGATAATCCCCTGAAGGATAGCCTGCAAGAATTGCGATGTCACGGCCAGCAGCGTATCGCGCAGCGTCTTCGCGCCGGATAGCACGGCGACAAAGGAGCTAGAGATGGTGGAGAGCACGCGCTCTGCCTGACTCTTCATCGCATTGATTTGGCGTGTCGAGATCGCCTGCTCCTGCTGCTGCCGCCGCGTCAACGCAGAGATTATTTCTCGGTTGCTCTCCTCCGTGATCCTGCGTTTCGCAGATCGCAATTCTTCCTGCGCCCGTATCTGTGCGTCAATATCAGCCTGCATTTCGAGCTGCATTGACACCCGTGTGGATCGTATTGTCTCGGCAAATTCCGCCTCTCGCAATACCCGCTCGCGCGTCGCATCTTCCAGCGCGATGGCAAGGCGTGACTCCTCGGCCAAGTGACGCGCATTCAGGATCGCAAGATCGTCTTCATATTTGGTCCGCACGGCCAGCTTTGACGCTGCCAGTTTTTCTTCGCTGGCCTGTTCCTTCGCCGCAGCGTCCTCCACGGCGCGCATTTGTTCACCGAGCATACGCTGCGCCCCTGCCACTTTCTCGGCATGGAGCATTCTCTCGGAATCGATCTCGAAGCGTATCTGCTGCTCTTTATCCCGCATCGCATCAGATTGACGCTTTCTATCGATCTCCAGAATTTCCAGCCCCGCAGCAACATGATCTTTTGTCGAGCTGGCTCGGATTGCCGATAGTTCCGCTTGAAGAGCTATTTCGCCCTGTGTTAATGCGGTATCTGTGGTCTTCGCATCTTCGACACGATCCGCCGAGGATACACCCCAGATGTCTTTTAGGGACGCGGCCAGAGCTTTGTTCCGGCTATCAATCCGGTTCGCCAACCGTTCCCACTCTGCCGCCGCGCCAGCAAAGTCTCCGGTCGCCTGAGTCCACGCCGCGTGGACAGATGTCGAAAGCGTGTCGGCAAAAGTATGGACGATCGTCGTGGCCGTAAGAATAGCGCTGCTAAGCGCTCGCACCGCGACGGTCACAATCCCCAATGCTGGCGCGGCTGCAATCAATGCAGTGGCCATCTCCTTGATCGCTGGGATCAGGGCTCGCGACAAGTCCAGAAACCATTTCTGGGCCTGATCCTTCACGTCGGCCACTGCCAGCGACATGCTTCGGAACATGCCTACGTCTTTTTCCGTTACGTCAAACAGCTCTTCGTTCTCTGCGATGATCTTCTCGATCTGCTCGGACTCCAACGAGAAGAGAGTTGTCAGCGAAACAGCGCCACGACCAAACAATTCCCGCATCGCCGTTGCTCTTTCCGTCTCGGACGACATGTCCGCAATCCGGTCTCGCACCTCCAGGAATAGATCGCCCGATGATTTCAGCCCCCCGTCCGCATTGCGGATGGAAATGCCCAGCCGTTGCAGCGCGCCCCCACCCTGATCTATCTCGGATGACATCTTAAAAAGCGCCGTCTGTAGCGTCCCGACCTCGAGGCCGAGATCGTCCATCGCGCCGGCCAGACCAGCGGCTTTACCGATCGTCAAGCCAGTGATCTCCGACATCTCCTTTGCCTGCCGGACAAAGAGGGCGGAGGAGGAGATGACGTGGGTGATCGCTGCCGTCATTGCGGCGATGACTGCGGTGGCAGCCACGAATGGGCCTGTCAGCGTGCTCAGCGTTTTCCCTACGCCGCCGATAGACGCTGTGATGTCGCGCATGGAACGCACCACGGCGTCCGATCCGACAGCCTGGAATTTTAGGTCTACTCGTTCTTCGGCCATTCCGTTATCCCGTCTTCCGCCCTGTCATGGAGCGTATGTCCACATATCCGTTGGGGCACGCATCGGCACCGCTCTCCACGCCGCTGTCTCTCTGTGCCACCATCATGACCCCGAGGTCGAAATCGAATGCGAGCGCTGACGCAGGATCAAGGCCAATGACCGCCGATGGCCTCGCGTGATACCGCATCGCCAGCCGATCCAGCAGCAGCATCGCTGTCCGGTCCTTGGCGAAAGGAGGCGGCCTTGTCGGTCACCCCATCGGCAAGAATCCGCTGGAACAAGTAGAGCTTGTCCTGCATTGGCACGTCCTGCGCCTTGAGCGATCCGTTTTTCCCGTCCGGCGTTACCACCGGCGAGACCATTGCTGCGCAGCAATAGGCATCCAGTATGCCCACATATTCCCCCATCGCTTCGGCGGGCAATGTCTTTGCCCCCTCCAGCGACGATACGATCCCAATGATTCTGGACGGGATGTGGCCCGCTGCAACGAGGGAGAGAATGTCCACGCCTCGGAATGTTACCTCCATGCCAGATGGCATTTTTTCGGTTATGGTTTTCCCATACCACATTTGTTCTCCTTCCATGATGGCTAGAATGTCTCCAGAAATTTAACCACGCACTCTGCCGTGGCAGCCCTGCGATACGACTGTGTGTCGGGCGACACGTCCCCCCAATCCGAGTACGTGATCCGATCCACGCGCACACGTCCGTGCAGTGTGTCCATGACCACCGGCTGGTCGTGCACAGCGCGGTACAGACACACACCGTATCGCCATATCTGGCGCGTAAGAGTCTCGTACTCCCTGTTCTCGGAGACGATGGAGACACGCATGGACAGATCGGCATTCACGAAATTCTCGGCTGCGTCTGGAGTGAATGTAAGCTGTGTGGGATCGATCACCACCATCGGTAGCCGCAATCCCAGCACTGGCGCGACATGATATGCACCCACGGCGGGGATGTCCAGAGGGATCGCTCCTCCATAGTGGCCAATCGTGATGGCCAGTTCGTCGGCAAGCCGCGCCTGGATGATCGAGATCAATTGATCGGCCACGCTCTCGGTGAGTCTAGCGGACACCGAATCTCCCTCTAATAAATTCCATTACCAGCCGCGTCCATATCCGTATGTCCTCTGCACTGGGGCGGATGAACGGTCTGCTCGGCAGTCTGCCGACGACGCCGGACTGATGATACCCCGCGTATCTATTGGATGTCCCGACGATCATGAACGTGGGGGCAAGAATTTTTCTGTGCCCAGCGCCACGACTCGCGATGGAAGATCGGAGCATCCCGCTTCGAGTCAGTATCCCCATCCCAGGGTAGCGGATAGACTTCCATTTGCGATATTGAGGAGATAGGGGCGCCCAACGCGCCATTCCCTTTCGTCCTCCCTCGGACTGGAACGTATCGGAGAACATGGCCAACATCTCCTTATACACGGCGGAGAACGCTGGTCGCATGTCCTGAGTGCGCGCCGCCATGTGTAGCATGGAGTTCTGGACTCGGGTATCGCCTGTCATGGAGATCGTGACCATACTGTCTCAATGTAAAGAATTCTGACATGCCTTATGTAAAGAATTCTGACATATTATCTTAGCGGCTCGTAGACAGGATTGCTCTGCGATGAGATCGCTGCTGCCGCCTTCTCTCGCTGTCCGAACGACAGATAGACATCATCTCGCATCTGCCTGGCTTCATCCCGCATCTTGATGGCCATCGCCATGTAGTGCGCCTTCAGGTTTTCCGTGTCGGCAACACGGATGTCCTCTAGGGCGTACTGCTCCAGATTCGACAGGGTTGTTCTGATCGCCATTTTCTCGAATGCGTCCGACGCCGCATAGTGCACTACTGGCGGGCGCAAAGAGTCTGTCACAATGGTGACGATGGTATCGGACACGGGGATCGAGAGACCGCACTTGAGCGCGCCGTACTCGATAAATTGATCCAGTTCGGCGTCCAGGAAGTATTGCCAATAATATGACGCTCGCACCGTGGCCCCCGCAATGGGCGCTGGAAGAATCGAGAACTCTCCGGCTATCAGATCATCCTCGGCCACAGCTACGGAGACGCCATCCACGTACACGACGACAGTGCCGGAGACCAGCCGCGTTTCAAACGCCTTGTAGGCGCTGTTCGCTCCGTCCACTGCCCCAAAGATTTTTTTCTGAAAGGCTCTCCGGTCTGTCGGGCCGTCAGAGATGAGCCGCCGCAGTTGGTCCCTCGCATCAACGCCAGTCCATGCCATAGTGCTCTCCTAGATGTTACCCGTACATGGCCCAGCCATAGGACATCCCTCCGCCATACACACCGATCGGATCGCCAGGTGGCGGAATGATGCCGAGCTGATAGATGTTGTCCCCCTGCGGTCTGGTGACATCCACCAAGCCTCGGAACGTCACGCTATAGGCGGTCTCTGCTGTCCTGGAGTTCGTCCACTCTACCTTGTCGCTCTGATACGCCAGGTACAGCATCGCGTAGAGCAGGCTCCCGTCTCCCGATGGATGTGGCTGGACGATGCAGACGCCAGGGATCGGAGCTATGAGCTCGGTCGTGGTGCCACCTGTGACGAGCGCGCCAGTATTGGTCGTGGAGTGGAGGAGATCGTGCAGTGTGGCGAGAGATGTTTCTGATAGCGTCGCCGTGATCTCCGCTATCGCGCCAACGGTTACGGCATCGAGGGCGGAGATGTACGCCACCGAGTAGAGTGGCACAACCTCATGCGACAGGCGTACCGCAGCATGCCGTGTTGCGCCTACCGACGCGCCTCCGTCTGGCGCTCCATCGGTGAACTCCGGCGCGGCTCCGGAGAGGGGGACATCGCAGCGCAGGTAGAGTGACGCCGCCCCAACCCATATGTTTTGGACGTCCACAGCCATCGTCGGCCACCCGATGTTGCCGGTGCTCCGCGCTTATTACCCAAATAATTCCTCCGTCCCGATTTGGTAAATCTGATCGGTCACGGCCCTGGTACAGTCGGCCAGCGCGGAGAATTTAACCTTGTAGCTGCTCTCTTTCTCACGTGAGAACGGGAGCGGGATTCCGTCCGGACAATACGCCTTGTATAACATCACGTGTCGCAATTTCGTTGGGTCGTCAAGCCTCTGCTGCACGGCCACGACAGAGAACGTAACGACCGGAACGAGCGTCCCGCCCTGCACCATGTTCGGCGCAACGATATGTGTGGCCGACGCAAGATACTGGGCGAACCGATCAAGGTCTATCTCCACCGCCTCGATCTCGATCATTGCGGCCACCTTCGTGCTCGCCACTAAAATCGGGGCGTGCGCTTGCTCGACCATGATCTCATAGACATCGTTCTTGATCGTGATCTGCAATGATTTAGTGGCCCCAATATCAATGCCACCGGCAGGCACACCCGCCGTGAACACTGGCGCGGCCGAAACCCCAGGCAACGTAGCGCCAACATATATCCGTCCAGCCCCGAATCCTATCTTTGTCATGTCCGCAGCCATCGCGTTCCTCCCTAGGCGGTGCCGTCATTTCCGAGAAACCAAAAACGGGGATCAATCCAATCTACGTTCCATCTTGCCCGTGACCGGAACCGGTAGACATCCTGCGAAAACGCAGGTCCTGCCTGTGGATTCTCTTGCATGATCTCCACTGGATCGCGCCGTTGGAAAATTAACCCACGCTGCGCTTGACCCAATGCCCATGCGCCAGAAGGCATGAACCGGCTGACGATGAGATTGGCCTGCCCCTGAAAAGGATTCATCCCGAACGATGCACCGAGATCACCAGGCGTAGCACTCGGCACGGCAGGGAAATATGCCGAGTTGAGCAATGTCCTCGCTCGACTCTCATCCTCCGGCGAAACAATGAGTGTGTCCGACATGACCAGCAGTGGATTGCCAAGTAGGTCAAGTTGGTTGAGCAGCGCCACCCTTGCCGCGTTAAAGCCATCGGCTGTGAGTGGAGCATACGCCACAGGCCGATTGCTCCCGCCGCCAACCAGAGTCGTAGACCACGGCCAAAAAGTCTCGTCAGCAGGCTTTGTCTCGCTGGCGGGGATAGCGTCTCCGCCGAACGTCGTGGCTGATCCGATGAGTCTGGCGTATGTCCATGCCTCTTCGACGATTGCGCTATTCTCTCCCATGCCAGCCGCGCGATCTCTGATCTGGCCAGTCTGGTCGTCATCGAAAAGCTCTCGCTCAAATCCGATGATCGCCCCGAATTTAAAGTTTGTGACCTGGACATCCAGCCCACGAGTATTGACCTCTGGAAAGTTTTCTCCGGCACCTGTGCGCCGAGGCAATCCCGCGCGGTTCAGGGGCGCGTAAAAACTGGAGTGCTGAGACGATACGGTCTGCTGTGCCCACGCCGTGTAAGTGACCTTTGCGGCCTGATACCACTGGTTTGCCACCGCATCAATCCCCGCTCGCAGCAAGGCCCCGAACGTGGTCTCCGCAGAGGCTTCACGGATCGGCGTGATGCGGTATGCCGTCTCTCGGAATTTCTTCCAGGAGAAAAACGGACTCGTAAAATCTATCGCCGAGTCCGTGATGTCCACGCCATAGTACTCCTTGATCTGTCGCGCGGTGGTCGCCAAGTGCCGAGTCTGGATCGCCTCCCTGATCGTTGCTTTTTCCATTTTCATCCTCCGATTAAATCCTACGATACCTCGATGCCAGGGACGCGGCAAACGACCCTCACGGCGACCGATACGCCTGCGGCTCCCACGATGGAAGAGACCCCCTTGGGCAGGACAACATACCCGACGTAGTTGGCCCCGGCCACAGTCGTCACAGTTTGCGAATCTGTCCCAGCGGCGGCCAGAAAAACTTTCTCGAAATAGTTATAGGTCTCTCCAGGTGTCGTAGCGAAGATATGCTCGTCGCCGAATCTCGGGCTGATACTGCTGATCGTTAAGCCCTGACTATACGATGGGATTGGGTTTGTCTGATCCGACACGCCCAGCAGCGTTGCGGCGTGCGCATCGGTCGTTGCGGGTCGCGCGATCCCCAATCCAGCATCCCAATAGACTAGATCGCCCTGGTTGAAGCTCGTGGCCGGATTGATCGGGACAGCCGTGTGCTGGAATCCTTTTTGCTCCCTCGTGGTGGTATCTTTAGCTGTAGACATCGTGTCCTCCTGGTGTCGTCATTACCCCATACATGCCCGGAACAGAGCGGTGTTGTCCGCGCCCGACTCCTGCATCATTTTTTTCTCGCGCATCAGGGGAGCGCCCGCAGCACTCATTGCGCCGATGTCTCGCAGCCACCCCGCCATTTCGCCGCGCATCTCCGTCTCGGTGGAAAATGTCCGCAGAGATTCCACGATCCGGGCCCTCAGCGCGGCTGGGACGGAAAACTCGGAGAGAATTTTTTCCACTTCCACGCGGTGCTCCATCTCGTGTAGACGCGCCTTTATTTGTTCGATCTCGGTGTCCTTACGGCCCTCCTCCACCGGAGCATCGCCCTTCGCTTCGGCCATTTTCTCGGCCATCATCCGGTATCGCTCCGTGTACCGAGCGTACTCGTCTTTCTTGGCCTCATCAGATTCCGCGTCGCTAAGTTTCGTTGCTATGGCCATGAGCGCCATCAGCGCCGCTCTAACCTCTTCCGGCGACAGCGCTTCACCCTCGCCCATCGGAGGGAGTGCTATTGTTTCCCCGCTGGTCTCATCAGTCTCTTTCATTTCTCCCTCCATCACAGACATAATCCGTCCTCCAGCGCCAGCCTCGGACACGAGATCGGCGCTCACTGGCCCCAAGAATTTTCGCACGCGATTGACTATCGTTTTTCCTTGACTCTTCGCCGCCAGGATTTTTTCTTTCGCTGGCGAGTCGGAGATCTCGGCCAGGACGACATCTATTTTGGCTGGCTCTGACTCTCCATTGGCGGAGATCGAGATGCCTACCAGGTCAGGGCCAGATCGTTCCGCTGCCGAACGGAGCAGGTCCCATGCCCACGTCGTGGCGTCTCCGTCCAGCACATGCGCGGTTGCGGTGATCTCGGCCACACCGTCCGCTTCTCCTACCGCGACCTCCCCGTAGTAGCCAATGATGTCTCTGACAGACCGCGCGTCGGTGGACTCACGCGGGCCGTGATCCGCATAGATTTTCGCGCCCTCCAATAGCGGCACGAGCGACGCCAGGGCAGCACGATCAAAATAATACATGTCGGATAAATTTCCGAGGCCGGCCTGGATCACGCGGACTCGCACTGCACGCGAGGTCTCCGACTCCGGCTTCGAAATCGATGCGCCAAGACGGATCACTACGCGGGACGAAGCCGGCTTGCGAATGAGGCCTATCGCTGCCGCGCTCTCTGACTGTGTGCCGGCGCGATGCCCATTTACGAAACGCTTAGGTATCTTAGGTATAGTAGCCATGTCAAACATATTAGGTGTGCTTTTTTGAAAAGTCAAGTGGCACTGCGATCATAGTTGCCGCAACGTTTTTTTTGTCCCCGCCAGACCTGTCATGCTGCGGTCAGGGCCGCGTTGATCCGCAGGCGCTGTCTCTCCTCCCCTCGCCCACACTGGCATCACGGAGGCCGCGTCCCTGGCGACCTTTCGGGCTTCGGTGTCATAGTCATAGGCCGTGATCCCAAGCTCTCTGCTTGCCATCTCCGCCGCCGTCTGGCGACTGAGCCAGCCCTGCGTCTCGGCCAGGCGCAGTTGGTTGAGTTTGTCGGCGCGATTCTCTGGGTACAATTCTGGGAACACCACCTCGATCTCAAGCCCTATACGCGCTGCGAGCCGTATCAGCACGCGCTCCCAGATCACCTGACGAGACTTGATCGCTCGCGCCACCGGCTCGGTCTGGATCAGAGCCGAGGCCCGTGTTGTCGCCACCTCCGCCGGTGTCGCGAAGTAGCCCATCGGGATGCCTGCCCCATTCGCGATCATCGCGAGAATCCAGTCGGCTGTGTTCGCCACGCTGGCGCGAGCGATAGTGGGCGTGATGGGCGTGCGCGTCACCGCCGCATTGTGGATGTACTCCGAGCCTGGCTGCGGTAGGGGCTGCCCCTGAGATTTCGCCTGGAATGCCGCCACGTCGTCCGCGCTGCCGTCTATTTTCACGTCCCACGTGAAGGCGGACTCATTGCGTTTTTTTATCGCGTCCCACGTGATGTAGTCGCGCAGCATTTTCAGCCATCCCAGCACTGGCAATAGTTCGCTGCGTCCCCGCTTTTCGTTCGACACGGAATTGATTTTGACGTGCAACACTTGATCTGCGGGGACCTGCCGCAGGATGTAGTCGCTGGACTTTACGCCATCCCGCACATAGGTCTGATACTGCGTCGGATACTGCACATGGTAGTAATACACGCGCTCAATGTCGTCCGGCTCTGTCACGATCTCCAGCACTGTGCTGGGGTCTATGGATACCAGGGGCGTAGCGCCAATAGCGATGAATAGCTCTCCGTAAATGGATAGCTCATCGTTCCACGTGGCACACCGTTTCCACAGGTCGTTGTCTGTAGCGTAATCATCCCATGTCTCCTGCTCGCCTTTGGTGACGCGGACTTTGGGCGGATCGCCAAAAACAAAATCGGTGTAAAATCTTACGATCCTCTTGGCCACCGGATCATGCGTCCAGGCGTACCATGCCTGCGCGTGCATCTTCAGGTAATCGTAGAGATATTGCTGCCGCGTCAGCGGCCCCATGAGCAGTTGCGTGAACTCCGTCCCTGCTTGGGGCCCGCCGGTCAGGTCTGGGTAGTCTCCGGACGAGAAGGATGACTCCGTGATTCGTGGGCGCCCCACAGACGATTTCAGTAGGCATTGCGACATGCTCTGGGCGTCTGTGACATGCCGCATCACGTAGCCCCGCTCACCCGCGCAATAGAGTGTCGCATCTACCGCGCCAGGAGCGGCGATGAACGCCTGGATCGCCGCGTCTACTGGAGGTAGGCTTCCAGGGCCCAGGCGAAAATCAAACTGTGCGTGTGGATCGTATGACGGCGCTGGCACGGAGAGACATCGCGCCGCGTTCTCGCGTCTGATGACCGGTGTTTCCCCAGGTGGGGCCTTCGCTACGCCCTTCGCTCCGGCAAGCCCGCGCAGCTTTTTCCAGATTGTCTCCAGCATCAATACTCCCTCCCGATGTGCTGCGCCCGATGGCGCCGGTGCTACGCCTACAGCTCGTCCAGCCAGTCAGTGATAGTCTTTTGCGGTGGTGCAGCGCCGGCAGACCCGTACTTGTCGACCAGGGCGGCATACTCCGCGTAAACGGGGATCGTGTCGCACCGACAATTGATGTGCAGCGGCGGCGGCGTGTAGCGACCGAACCGAGCGGTGATTTCCTCGATTGTTAGGCCGTCGCGAGAGCGGCAGTCTGATTCTTTTTCGTCGTCCGGCTCTGCCTCATTTTTTTCGTCTAGGACAGAGACCCATGCTCGCGTTGTCACGACGTGTCCGTTCGCGTCTGTGGCCGCGCCCTTGCCGGCAGAGACAGCACGAGATAGCTCCGTTCCGACCAGCCCCTTTGCGGTGTTGGCCAGGGTGCCAGTGGACGAAATGAATCCAGTAGAGGTCGAGAAAATCTCGCGTCGGAGGAGCTTCACCGCCCGCTGCCACTCCGCGTCGGAGAGCACCTTGATGGGCGCGGCGACATCGCGCTGACGCCCCGCCTCGGCAATGGGTGGAGACCACCTGGCCCCATACGATTCGCGCACATGGACTGACCACCGCATCTGCCACATAGATTCACGATCTCGCTTTTCCGGCAGGAGGGCGATCTCCTCCATGTCGCGCAGGACTCTTTCGATCCACCACGCCACGTGTTCTCTTGTGGTGGATCGGTCTCCTGCTCTACGCGCTGGCCATTTCGCTGTGATCCCTATGTCCACTGGGGTTTCGCGCCGGAACGAAAGCGTCTCCACAGCCCACGCCAGCAATTCCATCTCTTCCGCTGCCGCAAGAATCTCGTCGGTCAGGTCGAGGAGAGCCAGTCTTTTTGCTGCGTCGGACACCTCGTTAGCGGCTGGCAAAAACAATCTGTCGTTGCCTCCTCCATCGGCTATCGCCCCTTTGTCTACCGACATCTTTTGGGCCGCGAACGCCACAAACGAGTCCATCCGAACGATCACGGACTGCACCAGCCTGCGCTCTGCCCGGGCAAGTATCTCCGATGGGGTCATGTCTTGCGCTCGGCTCATGCGGCCCTCCACGTCGCAGCGGGCGCGGGCGCTCGCGATGCCGCGTAATCATGATGGATGAAATACCCGATGGCAGTAGTGATGTGTTGCGCATCGCATTCCGTCTCCAGGAATGACGATCCTGGTTTCAGCTCCGTGCGCAAGAGGCCTCTGTGAGACCACGGAGCCTTGTCCGGATTCACTCGGAGTCTGATCTGTCCATCTGCCGTCAGGATCATGGCGCGCACCGCATTCTGGCGATCCTTGATTGCTGGGGCCGCAGTCGCAACGCATCTCTCGACGCTCCATCTATTGGCGCGCAACACGCCCTCGATCTCGGTATAGTCCGATGCCTGCGCATGTTTTTCTCCGGCCTTCCCCGATGGATCGCCATATAATTTTATGGCTCTGTTTTTATGGGTCGAAAACTTCTCGCAGAACTCCATTGCAGACTGGCGGGCCACGGCAGATCGCAGGATGATCTCGTCCAGGATCAGCACTCCATCACCACGCACAACCACGACGCACGATGAGAGCGGGGTGTAATTGAAATCGTGTGTCCAGTGTAGCTGCTCGTGCGGCAGAATGGTCTCCGTCGTCGTGTTGGCGTCGCCGTAGTCAGGATAGATTCTCCCTGACGACCCCTCGAACGATGCCTCATATTCCTGGCGATACTGTTGCGCCGAGAGCGACCGTTTCGCCGACTCGATCACATCAGGGGGGAGGATGTCAGAGGATGGCCAAGTGAACGTCTCCCAATCAGGGAGCGTCTTGGCGCGCTGGAACAGTTCGTAAAATTGTCCCAGCCCGTCTGGGACGCCGATCAGCCAGCACCACGCGCGGAGATTTGGACGACGCGGGTCGACGGTGTCCAGCGCCGGAGAGATGTGCTTGCCCCATGCGTCATCCCGCACGTCCGCTATTTCGTCCACGATACCGCCTGTCCAGGAGATACCCTCCATCCGCTGGGGCCTGTCGAGACCGATCAAATGGATATGACTGCCGTTTGGCATCGGGATCGTCAGGCGCGATTCATAGGGTCGAGTTTCAAAGAGACCAGACATAGTCATGGTCTTCAGATCATCCCAAAAAATGCTCCGAACCTGATCCCGAGTTGGGGCGGCCAAAAAATAATGTCCAGGAACGGCCATCGCTCGGCGGACAATATGTCTCTTCGCTCGCTCTGTCTTCCCGCTGCGCCGGCCAGCGGCAACGATTCGATATCGAGCAGTGCTTTGGCAGAGGCGTATCTGCTCCGCGTGTGGACGGAGCGGATACCATCGTTCCGCGATTGCGCGCGCTATGTCTTCTGGGACAGGGGCAATCATTCTGGCAACTTGGCGGCAATGAGTTTTAGGGCTTCGATCATGCCTTTCGTGGGTTCTGGCTGTTGGTGATCACACCAATGTCCCTGCGTTTTTAGCCAAAATATCGCCAGAATATCGGATTTTTTTGCTCGATGGAATACGCTCTGCGAGATAGATGTAAGGGCCATCGTTTTGCCTAAGTCCAGCTCCGAGCGAAATCTCTTTCGGATGATTGTCCCAGACACGCCCCCACGTATCACCATACCTATTTGCTCCGCGTTTAAGCCTAATCCGGACATCGTTTTCACATGCGCGCGCTCCGCGTCAGTCGGATCGATGAAGTGGCTTCTTTTTTTGGCTGAAACCTTCTTGGGTCGGGGAAGCAAGTCCTCATCGTCAAGCTGGGCGTCTCGATTCTTCATTGTCCACCCCCTGTCGCTGCGCCCTTCGCTCCGGCAAAATATCTGTCGAGACTAGATCGAGTAGCCTCCATCGAGATTGTGAGTCGACCTGGTGATGTTTGGACTGGTTTCGTTCGGTCATTGTCCCTGAATCGCCTAGATGTATACCCTGGCCGCCGAGCCAAGACGAACCCGCATGACCTTCCTCCGTCGTCCGCGCGGCGCGTCATGCGTAGGAGCGCTGCCGACGATGTGACCAGTCTCACTCGATATCCCTGCTCCACGTACCGTTTGGCGATGATAGTCAGGAATTTAGTCCCTATTCCAACCCCCTGATAGTCCGGTCTAACCACGAGTCGATGGATCATCTTGGTTTTTTTGGCCGTCGCGTGCAATAGATGGATCACGCTGCACCATGCTATTGGACGTCCACCGATTTCGGCGATGTAACAGTGAGCCGACCTACTGTGGCTGGAGGTCAAATAATGAAACCTCCTAAATATTCCCCACTCCCGATAGTCTGCGGTTCGTACTGCAACGGTAATGTCGGGTCGCTGAAGGCACCTCGTTCGGAATTTTCCGAGGTGTGTGTCATAGACCCAGTCAGGCTGCAAGTACCCCTCGACGTCATCGTGACATGAGATCGCGATGAATTTTTTGTCTTCCCGTCGAACAAATTTCTGAACAGCGATACATCCTATCTGGGCCGTTGTTCGATCTATCGTCGCCGTGAACTCGTCATAGATTGAGGGCCCTTGAGAGGAGGATAACAGTCGCGCTATTTCAGCTCTCATCTGCTGTCCTGTGGATAGGATGGAAAAGGGCTTGATCCAATCTGGTGGCGATGAAAAGCCTACGCTGGATAGTACTTCCTGGATTTTTTGGGTGGACAGACTCTCCTCGAAATCATCCAGTATTGACCCTTCGCCCCACGCGAATCCAGAACAAATCGTGTAGTCGGGAAACATTTTCTTTGCGATGATCGTCTTCCCTGATCCAGACGGGCCCGTAATGAGGCCAACATTCCATTTTGGCATCGTCTCGATTGGGATATCCACATCGTACTCGGTCTCTGTTTTTCCGCCGCTCATTCCATAGCTCGAGCAGATCATCTCCACGCGGAATGATTTTTTTGGGGAGTGCTCGATCACAAACTTTGCACGCGGCACGTATATCCCTCGGCGCACATCCTCTCATAGATGGCTTTCTGCTCTGCTTCGGTTGGGCAGAATATCACCACAGTATGAGTTGTCTCTGACTCATTTTCTGGCGTCATCGAGATTGTCTCCGCGTCCAGTGGAGATAGATTTAGGCCGAGGAGGGAAATATCGAAGTCTAACTCTCGCAAGCTCTCCATCTCAACATGGAGCATATCGTCGTCCCAATTTGCGTTCAGAGCCAAACTATTATCGGCTATCACATACGCCCTGCATTGCGCATCGGTCCATCCGTCGGCGACCACCACCGGCACTGTCTGGAGTCCTAGTTTTTTGGCCGCCATAAATCGAGCATGTCCGGCTATAATTTGTCCATCCACGCCAGAGAGGATTGGCATAGTCCATCCCCACTCTAGGATTGACGCGACAATCTGCGCTATCTGCTCATCGCTGTGGACTCTGGAGTTTTTCAGACTCGGGGTGAGACGACCAATATCCCAGCGAGAGACATGGTCAGCCGGATTTTGTTTGTCTTTCAGTTCTTCCATTTAGGCATCCTGTCCTATTCAATCTAATGAGTATGGTAAGTATAGTGATTATACTGTAAAGAATTCTTTACACGAGGTCTGTCGTATTTACTTCACATGCTACTCTCGTCCCATCATCTCCGTTTTTCTTGCGCTCCCCGAACTTGACCCGAAGTAATAGCTCATGATGCCCACTTGCCCTGCGCTAAGTATTCCGACGAGGGTATTCACCAGGTCTTTCGATTCCGGCGCGACCCCATACATCATGACGTACATAGAGAGAAAAAAGAACCCTGCGGTGTAGATATACGCCAGTGTCTTCGGCGTTTGGTCCAGGGCGGGGGTGCGTGGGTTGACTACTTCTACCCCTGCGGACGGGGGGATTTTGGTCTCCTTGTGCACGGCACTGGCTCCTATGTTTTCATAGCACGCCTATTTATTTTTTGGTATTTTTGAGGTGAATTGTCGACGAATTGTCGACGACTGAATCTCCTCTCTCGGCGCAAACTAACTCAATGGTACTGTACTCCGACCGGATAATGTTTTGCAACATGAATTCTCTGCTGTGTGTTGGTCTTCCCCTACGCTAGCGCGGCGGCGGCGCAGGCACGTAGTGCATACTGCGTCCGCACGCCAGCGCTGTTTTCTGTTAGTGAGAATTTATTTTGCCAAATTGCTTTGCGGTTGCAGTCACGTAACTACTACAAACTGGTCTGTGAGCAAAAAAAGCGGGTCGCGGGATTCGCTTTTGGGCTTCTCCGCGCCCGCTGTATGATTTGGGTGTTCGAGAATACTTACTTGATCGGTGTACTTACTTGATTGTACTATGTTTGCTTTCTTGAGCAAACGGGAAGGTGAGGAAAAAAGAAACCGTGTGTCCAGGACAAATCGGCGACCAGATCGGGCAATAAGGTCAAAGATACCGTAGGTCTTGCTGACGCGATCCTTGAGAGAGGCATCCCAACGATGCCCTATGCGATATACGTTGGTCCCATATCGGACGGCACCTGTTTGGTCTGGATGATCCGCAGGTAGCAAGCGTTGAAAGCACTGTTGTCTGGCGATCAGACGGTGACGGATGAGCGTCTTGACGCACCGACTGGCGTGCCAGTAGGACACACCACATTCTTTGGCAATCCACGCCAAGCCTGGTCTGGCTATGCCTCTCTCGTTGCGGTAACACATGGATGATAGAGCAGAGAAAATCCGCATTGCACCAGAGCTAAGCTGACGCAGTACGCCTAACGGGATTTGTCCTAGGTCTATCCTCCGAGTGTGCGACCCAAGCTGGACGGCGTGACGAACAGCAGACAGGAGATTGGATTCTTGGTCGGTGTCGGTGCTGGATGTCCTCACGCGGGCTGTAACTCCGATGTCGCGATGGACTGGACTCTCCTTAATGACTACTGCGGGATCGTCCGAGTACGTCCTTGTCCCAATGCACATGACCGTGTTGCCACTGCGATGATAGACATCCATGGCAGCCTCGGCTCGTTCCCGCTCGACCATGTCCGTGGCGTTGAGACCACGCCTCAGATCGGCCATGAAACGCTCCTTAGCCGGTATCGGCGGTATAGGTGGTATAGGCTGTATGGGAGGAGTTCCATTTATTAGGGGTGCAGACACTGCGCACGGTGAATGGGCCCCTGCTCGAACAACATGCTCCACCCAGGCAGATAGGTCACGCTGTGGAGCCGCGCGTGTCATACTCTCCTCCTGGAGGGCGTTGATACGCCGCTGCTCCAACATGATGGCGTTCGCCCGCATAAGATACCCGTGCTCTGTCTCGGTCTCTAGCCTGGCATATCTATTGGCCCTGTCTGGGCCTGCGGTAGGGGGAGCCTCCAGACCAGTTGGTCGTGGAGCCGGCGCCTGAATCATCCCACTCTCGGCTGCAGCAATCAATGCTCTCTTGGCCAGTAGCGCCTTCATCCCAGCTTCGATGATCTCTTTTTCTGTTGGCATATGTCTCCTACGTGTCAGAATTCTTTACATGCTCTACGTCAGGATTCTTTACATCAGAATAGTCCAGGATGATACGGCGTAAATAGATCGGCAGAGCACCGATTGTCAGGGGTAGGGGTAGTGGCAGGAGTCACAACCTGTGTGACTATGCCCTCCTGTGTCTCCCTTAGGTCATGGATGCGGCTGGCATAAGTGGCTTCGTCCATCGTCTTTTTCTCGGCCACTGATCGCAGTACGTCCTCAGCACGCAGACCACTATGTCCATACTGCCGGCAGATGGCCGTGAAAAACTCTAACCGGCTCATGCCGTCATACTTATGGCCCACGGCGATCGTGTCCCAGTCCATCATGGCACGATACTGATGGGCGTGGAAAAAGTCAAGGGAGGAGCCCCTTGTCACCATCCGATCTCGGAGTGTGAGTGTATCTGACATCCGACCACGCGGATAGTATGCCTATAAAATCAATAGTTTACATAATGGGCTAGCCACCAATTTGACAAACCCAGATAGTGTGCTATACTATGATCATGAGGTGGCCAATGGGGACCGCCGAAAAAGGAGAGAAAAATGTACGAACTGACAATGGAATGGGGCAAGGGGTACAGCGGAAAAATGGGGAATCGGTGCTGGGTGCGCAGCATCGATGGGAGCGCGCTAGACTATAGCGTCGAGACCAAATTCATCGACGCCGACAAAGTAATCCGAGAGCATTTCGGGCGCGCTCGGACGATGATCTCGTTCACGTACTCCTTGGCCCCTGGGCTGTATCAGCAGTCCGAGGCCGGCGAGAAAAATTATTTTGTGGCCTGGGAAAAGAAGGGCGTGACGGTGGCGAAAGATATCGACGATGACCGCGCCCACGCGATGATCGCTCTGATGGGCTCCGGGTCCTCTGCGGAGGAGGCTCGGCGGGCCACGATCCCAGCCCCCACCCATTGATAAACCCATCAGGCGGCCAATGGGGGCCGCCCAAAAAGGAGGAGGGGAAGATGTACCAGGTGACAATATTCGTGGATTCTGACGGTACGACCTACGGGGCCAGTGAGACTGATCAGGCCGGAGTGCGGCGGTACCCGACCTATCCGTGGCGTACCGTGTCTGGTCGGCATGTCTACGGTGTGGGTCGGTGGTACGGGTCTCAGATGTCGTACCGGCCCTATCTACGGGCCGTGGCAGAGGGCCGCGACCAGGCAACAAGGAGAGAGGCCCGGAGGATACGGATCGTGGATTCTTGCGAGTAGGGGTTCACAGACAGTGCGGCCAATGGGGGCCGCCCAATAAGGAGGAAGATAAATGAAGTACACACAGGACATCAAAGACAGGCCAGAGTGTCAAAAACCTGGCCCAACAACAGGTCTCGGTGGTGCTCCTCTATATTGCCACCACATCGAGACATATCACCGACGACTCCCGCCGGTGATGGTCAATCTCGTGACGATGGAGCAGGTAGTGCCAGATGCGAAGGAGATCAACGAATCGGATCAGCGGCACAAAACCATAACGCTGGCCTATCTCTTGCCCCCTGGGATATACCGGACATACGTCCA